AGCCGCTTCCTGAATCTTGCGCTCCCGTTCAGCTTCCGCTGCCCGTCGAGCAGCTTCTTCAGCTTCCCGGCGCTTACGTTCCTGCTCTGCAATGTAGGCGCCCATCACCTGCTTGACCGTCTTCTCTGCGTTGCGCAGCGGGGTCAGCATGGCCTTTTCCCGGTCGCAAACCGCTTTGTGGGCCTGATAGGCGCTGTCTTTCATGGGCTTGAAGAACGTCGTGACCTGCGACGCCTTTTTCTTCAGCATCTTGCCGAACTCACCGGCAAAGGCGTAATCTTCATCGGTCTGGATAACCAGCGACTCCGCCTGAAACTCGATGTCGGTCACATCGCGGGAGAGCTGCTGCTCATCAACGATTTCGGCCTGCGGAACGGTTGCCACCATAGTTTCTTTTTCCATCTGTTGAACCTCCTAAAAATCACTCGTTCATGTAGTTCTTAATTGTCATCAAGGACGAGAACACCGACCAGCACTTCCCACTCCGGGGAAAGCGCACTTCCTGATAGCCCTTCTTGGACAGGTGGAGAATCAGCCGGTCATCGACCTTGATGTCGTGGCTCTCCCATGCCCTGTCATAGGCTTCAAGCTGCACAGCGCAGAGCTTGCTGTTCACCTGTGCCGATGTCTTGTAGTCCACCAGCGTCACCCTGCCGTCGATGATGCACAGCAGATCGACCGTGCCTGCATACCGCAGGATTTTGTGGTAGACCTTGGTTTCGGTCGCCAGAACTTCCGGCTTGCGGCTATCCCACCACTCCCGGAAGCCGGCAAAATACCCGGCATACACCGGCGGAATGTCCTCAATGCCGAACTTGGCGTAGTTCTCCACCGCATTGTGGATGGCCATGCCGCGCTTTGCGGCCTTGTTCAGAATCTCCGGGTCCACCGTGCTGTAGAAGTCACTGGACAGCGGCTTCATCAGGGTGGTCACGCTGGGTACTTCCAGCCCGTTCAGGTAGTAGAGATGCCGTTCTTCCTCAAATGTCAGTTCCGGGAACTGCGGAATTTCGGGCTTCACGCATTCGTTGCTCACGTTGCTTTTCTCCTTTCAGGTTGATTGCCAACCGCATATAGTAGTCGGTCAGCTCGGTTTCGTACAGAAGCGGAAGGTAGCTCTCCGGCTGCTCTGCCAGCTCACATTTGCGCCGGGCATACCAGAGAACGCTGGTGGCTACCACATCCGGGATTTTGAATCCCAGCGATGTTTCCGCCGCCTGCTGTGCTTCTGCCAGCTTATCGGCACTCATGCCTTTTCCGCGAGTCTGCGGTGGATTTCCTGAAGCAGATCATCGGTTGGAATCTTGCTCAAGTCCAGACCGGCCTCAGAGTCCTCAAAGAGGATAGAGGGGGCCTTCAAAGCGGGGCGGATGCCGTACGAGTTGGGGCAGAAGTCGTGGTACCAGCCGCCATCGGAGCCGACGTACAGGGCGAGATCACCGTCCGACTTGCTGGGACCGCTCCAACCGGTCGCCAGCCAGCACCACCGCTCCGCATTGGGGATGATGTCAGCGTACTCGCGAGCTTCATCCAGTGTAAGCGGCGCAGCCTTCACCGACAACTTCCCATAGCAGCCGGAACCGTCCAGCGTGGTCAGGTCGATCTCGCGGGGGATGAGCTTGGCGTTGTCGAGACCCCTCTTGCCCATGTCCTCCAACCACTTGTCCACGGCCTTCTTCAGGTCGCTCTCTGCGTAGTTGTTGGAGCTGCCAAATTCAGAAGCACCAACCGATTCCAGCGCCAGCAGGAACAGGCTGTCCGGCAGGCTACCACGACGCTCAACATCCAGCACCACAAATCTGGTTCCGGCCAGCGTAACGATGTCACCCGGCTCGTGCAATACTGCGTACTTTTTCATGTTTCGTTCCATCCTTTCTTACCGGCGATGCAAACACGCCGATATTCAATCCGCCGATTTTCTTCATGGCTTCGTCGAGTTCTCTTGCGGTTGTGATGCCATATTCTTCTTCCAGCAGCTTCTTCAGCGTTTGGATGTCAGCCATCGTCTGCGCCTCCGTTCAGGAGCTTGGAGCCAATGAGCTTCAGTTCCCGCGCCGCCCGAATCAGTCCGTCGAGGTAGTCGAGGATTTCGGTCAGGTCTGCCCACTCATCCTTGGAGATGATGCCATCTGCCGTGATGTCGATGAGCTTTTCTTTGACCTGCTCGATGTCACCCTGCCGGAGCTGTTTCAGCAGCTTCATGGTCGTACGCTCTACCGAGGCAATTTCAGGGGACGGCATTTCGAGGCTCTTTCCGATAAGGCATTCCGACGAACAATACCACGCCATCAGCTCCGGTGCATTGTAGATGTCTGCCATCAGCACCACCTTATCCACCGGGATGACCTTCGTATTGCCCAGCTCGTAATCCGCAAGGCTCGAAACCGAGATTCCGAGCAGTTCCGCAGCGCCTTCACGGCTACCAAGCTTATCGTTGTGCTTTGCGGCCTCTTTCCTACACCGGAAGCACTGGTTTTCACAGGCTTTTGCGGCATCGCGTCCCATTTTCTTTGCCCCCTTGATGCGTTATACTTTAGACATCAGCAAACCGCTATGCGTATACTTACCCTTTCGGTAAGTTATCGTCGAAAAAAATAGCGTTGACCTGATCGCTGGTCAGGTCAAGCGCTTTGGCTACAATGCTCATTTCCTCATTGGAGAACTCGACTTCTCCGCGCTCCTTCTTGGAGTAGGTAACAAGCGATTTGCCGATCAATTCGGCCATGTTCTTCTGGGTCTTTCCCTTCTCGACCCGGATGCCCTTGAGCTTGGAGCTATTCATCTGCTCGCCCCCTTTCCGTGTCTTCATTATAGCTTACCGATATGGTATATGTCAATCTTAAAATGATAATTTTGGTAAGTTTTGTTTACTCTTTGACAAGTATGTTATAAACTTGGTAAGTAAGCTACATTGGGAGGTATCACTATGTACAGCAAAGCCATGTTCGCCAAACAGTTCAAAGAACTCATCGACAAGCGCGGCCTCACGCAGCGTGCTGTCGCAGAACATATCAACACGACGGAGACGACCATCTCACGTTATGTTTCCGGCGATAGAACGCCGAACATCGAGACCGCTGTGGAGCTGGCCTCTGTACTGGGCGTGACGCTGGACGTTCTGGTCGGTGCCAATCTGCCCGCTGCAAGCCGCACACCGCCCGACGTCAACATCTTAGTCGCCTGCTACGAGAAAGCGTCCATCGCAGACCGGCAGGTTTTGTGGTCGTTGCTTGACCGCTACATGACCCCGGAACAGCGGGTCATCATAACGTCCATACAGCGTGAGGAAAAAGCCGACGTAGGCTGATACAGGTTGACTTTTCGAGGAGGTGAAAATCATGGCAAAACAACGTACTGGCGACGAATACATCATATTCAAGGGTATGCCCACAGAATACTCCTTGAGCGACTACTGGCGCTGGAACGCATCAGACCTGCTCAACAACACCCTGCGAGGCTCCTATTGCGAGTTCATCGTATCGGCCGCACTGGGCGTTGATCTGAGCGGAACCAACGATGACTGGACTCCCTACGACATCTCTTTCCCCTACAACTGGGTATGTAATGGCGAGGCCCGCGATGAAGTGCGCATCGAGGTCAAGAGTTGCGCATATCTTCAGGCATGGCGGCAGGGCGATGGCAGGCTGTCCAACATCCAGTTCAGCATCCGGCCAACAAGAGCTTGGGACTCCATCAGCGGTTATGCTGAGGAGGTCAAACGGCAATCCGACGTGTATGTGTTCTGCCTCTACACTGAGACTGTGCGCGAGCGTGCCGACCCGCTGGTGTTGGATGGATGGGACTTCTACATCGTACCGACTCATATTCTGGACGAACAGTGTGGCCCCCAAAAGACCATCTCTCTCACCATGCTACAAAAGCTGGAGCCATACCGCGCTGACTATGGCGGCATCCGAGATGCCGTTATCCATTCGCTGGATGTGCAGCCCCCGACAATTTGAATAATTCTCAGTGTTCTTTTTTGTGCATAACAGAAAAGCAGCCCCGCACTACGCATGGAGCTGCTTTTTCTTCAGCTATTATCTTCTGGAGGTTTCACAATGGGCTATGTGACGAAGAAGGTGGCACAACGCTTTGAGGAGAAGAAAGTCGCCATATACGTTCGAGTCTCAACGCAGTATCAGGTTGACCGGGCCAGCCTGCCCGTGCAGCGTGAGGAGCTGATTGCCTACTGCAAGTACGTTCTTGGCATCGATAGCTTCGAGGTTTTCGAGGATCCCGGCTACTCGGCGAAGAATACCGACCGCCCCGACTACCAGCGGATGATAAACCGTGTTCGGACAGGTGAGTTCTCGCATATACTGGTGTGGAAGATAGACCGCATCAGCCGCAACCTGCTGGACTTTGCTGCCATGTATGCCGAGCTGAAGAAGCTGGGCGTCACCTTCGTGTCGAAGAACGAGCAGTTCGACACCTCCTCTGCGATGGGTGAGGCTATGCTTAAAATCATCCTCGTCTTCGCCGAGCTGGAGCGCAACATGACCTCTGAGCGTGTCAGTGCCATCATGCTGTCGAGAGCCAACGGCGGCGTCTGGAATGGCGGCAAGATACCGTTCGGCTATTCCTACGACAAAGAGCAGAAGGTCTTCCACGTCCTCGACAGCGAGGCGAAGGTCGTCCTCTACATCTACGACTTCTATGAGTCTATTCAGTCTCTGACCACCGTGGCGAAGCAGCTCAACGAGAAGGGTATCCGCTCCCGTACCGGAAAACCGTGGAACCCCGTCACTGTCCGTACGATGCTGACGAACCCGTTCTATGCAGGAACCTACCGTTACAACTACCGTGACGAGAGCAGCCGAACCTATTCCGTCAAGCCCAAAGACGAATGGGTCATGGTCGAAGACCATCACCCCGCCATAGTGACCCGTGAGCGTCAGAACCACATCGCCGGTATCTTGGAGAAACACCGCCGGTCGAACTTCGACGGTCGCACCTACCAGCGGAAGAACACCCACATCTTCGGCGGACTACTACGCTGCGGCTACTGTGGCTCTCTGATGTCCGCTACATCAGATCGGGCTCGCAGCGATGGCTGGCGTCCGTCGCAGTACCTCTGCACCCGGCGCCGCCGCTTCGACGACTGCACAAACAAGTACATCATCGATACGACCATCGGTCCGTTCGTCTTTAACTTTATCGCCAATATGATACGTGCATCCAAATCTTTCGGCAAGAGCACCAGCATTGAGACCCTCGAAAAAAAGCTGCTGCGTGGCGAAGCACTTGCCTCCGTTGACCACATCGGTCGTCCCGGTCTAGAAGAACTCTACAACCACCTCCGCAGCGGCTTTTCTGAAATGCCGTTCGACGCCCCCAGCGCCGCCGCTGCCGAAAGCGCAGCGAACATCCAAGAGCGAGAGCTTCTGCTGTCTGAGAAGCGCAGGCTGGAACGAGCCCTCAACCGCCTGAGGACGCTCTACCTATACAGCGACGACTCCATGCCGGAGAAGGACTACATCGTAGAGCGCAAGCAGCTTATGGACTCTCTCGACGAGGTAGACGCCAAGCTCGAAGCCGCCGAGAAGGTCGCCGCCGACGCCATCTCGCTCTCCGACGAGGAGTTTATGGCGAAGGCGAGCTACTTCATCCTGAGCCAGCAACTTCAGGACAAACGCTTCATCGACTACGAGCGTTTCATCCGCAAAATTGACCCGAAAATCATCAAGGATTTCCTGAACAGCATCGCCACAAACTTTTGTATAAAAGACGGGCTTACCACCTCAATTCTGTTCCGAAATGGACTGGAATTGCAGTTTTTCTACAAAACCGCCGAGACAGCAAAAAGCCCGAAAACCTTTTGATTTCCGGGCTTTTTGTTACTTCGACTTTTCGTCGTCTTTCATGTTTCCGATAAACATAGCGTCGCCGAAAGAAAAGAATCTATAACGCTCCTGAACGGCCACTTTATATGCGGCCATCGTCTTTTCGTAGCCGTAGAGGGCCGACACCAGCATGATGAGGGTGCTTTCGGGCAGATGGAAGTTGGTGATGAGGCCGTCGATGCAGTTGAATTTAACACCGGGATAGAGGAAGATGTCGGTGTTGCCGCTGCAAGCTCGGATCTCACCGTACTTTGCGGCGACAGCTTCCAGCGTGCGGCAGCTGGTGGTGCCCACGGCGATGACCCGGTGGCCCGCAGCTTTGGTGTCATGGATGAGCTTTGCCGTTTCTTCGCTGACGGAGTACCACTCGCTGTGCATCTTGTGGTCGGCGATCTCGTCTTCCTGCACAGGGCGGAAGGTGCCCAGACCGACGTGCAGCGTCACTTCTGTGATGTTGACGCCCTTGGCGCGGATGGTGTCCATCAGCTCCGGCGTGAAGTGGAGGCCCGCCGTGGGGGCGGCAGCACTGCCAAGTTCTTTGGCATAGACGGTCTGGTACTGGCTCTGGTCTTCCAGCTGCTTGGTGATATAGGGCGGCAGCGGCATCTTGCCGAACTCGTCCAGCTTTTCGTAGAGCGTTTCGGTGTCATAATAGAAGGTGACAAACTTATTGCCGTCCTCCAGCGTCTCGTCCACGATGGCCGTCAGGCTGCCGTCGCCGAAGCTGACCTTGGTGCCGGGCTGCATCCGCTTGCCGGGCTTTGCAAGGCACTCCCACTGGTCGCCCTTCACCTGACGCAGGAGCAGCAGCTCACAGACCGCGCCGGTGGGCTGCTTGACGCCCACGATACGGGCCGGCAGGACTTTGGAGTTGTTGACCACCAGCAGGTCGCCCGGCTCAAGGTATTCGGGCAGATCGCGGAAGATGCGGTGCTGGATGCTGTCATCCTTCTGGTTCAAAACCATCAGCCGGGCCGCGTCGCGGGGGCACGCAGGCTCCTGTGCGATCAGCTCTTTGGGTAAATCATACCAAAAATCTCTTTTTAACATACTTAGCAT